TAATTCTGCTGCCCGTTGTATAAGTAATTCCGCTTCGGCCTGATCTACTAACGCCTGAGTATAAGCGCGTATAATCTCTGCTCCCTGTTGGGTAACAATGTTTTGCTTGGTGAGTACCCCGATATTATCCGGAATAAGTTTGTTTAGCTTTTCCAGTGCTGCCGACTGCTGCTCCTTTGTGCCTACGTCCCCTTTAGCGATCTTAACCAGACTATCTAACTCGATCTTTTGTTTCTCGATAGAGACTGCGGCTTTAGTCTGTTCCTCCTGGTATTTCTTTTGTTCTTCCGTCAGTGCTTTAGTCTGTCCGGTAAGTACCCGGAACGCTTCGCCAAGAGAGCCGTATTTCTGGATTGCGACAATAGCGAGTGAGGAAATAGCCGATATACCTATAGCTAAACCAGCCGGGCCTAATAACCCTGCCCCTAATGCTTTTAATGCAGATCCTGTAGAACCTGTTTCCTTTTTTAATGCCTGAAACGAACTTAATAACGGATCAATGTTGTTTGCTATACCGATCAATCCGAAAGGTGCATCCTGTGCCACCCTTCCGAAGTTCATTAATGCCTGATTTGCCCTGCCTGTATGGTTCGGGAGTGTTGCGATCGCCTTAGACGCCTTCTGAACCGCAGGAGTAAGCGCAGTAACTTCTTTAGTGGTCTTCTGGATGGCGGGAGGTACGCTGCCCATCTTCTGCGCAGCACTATGCGCCGCCCCGGCGAACTGGATAATAGTCTTCTCTGCCCCGCCTATACTTTTGCTGAAATGCCCGATGGATTGTACTAGCTTCTCAATAGAGGCGTCTAAGGCTTTGGTATCAATGGCAGGAATACTCGTAATCGCCTTTCCGGTCTCTTTAGCGGCCTTTGGAACTCTTTTCCCTAAGTTGGTTTCGGCAGAATCGCCGAGGTCTTTTAATGCCTTCTGCGCGCTTGCTACATCGGCCCCGACTTTTATCTTTAAACTTTCTTCTGCCATTAGTCAACGATTTTTACGGCTTGTAGTTTTCCTCTCTCTTTAGCGCTTCGTATTACGGCCGCTGCGGCTAACTTTTCTTGTTCGCTCGGTACACGCGGCCCGGATTCCCTTTTCTCGTCCGTAGGTAGCGGCATCCAGATATGAGGGGCAGGGATTTTCTTGGTACTGTTCACCTGTGCGATAGTGTGAGCGACTATCCTAACCCCTTCTAAATACCTACTGTGTCTCCTTGCCCATCCCTCCATTAGTTCTACCAGTTCTCTCGGAGTAGTACAGTAATAGTCGTAGTGCGACATATTCAATTCACCGAGAGCGAACAGCCTTACTTCTTGCCAGTCTTTTTTTTTGTCTTCTGTTCAGCCTGTTCCAAAACTGTTTGGATAGGCTTAGACTGCTCGAACTCCTTCATTACGTCGGTCAGGCTTGCGACAAAGGATTCATCACCGGCATTGTCTTCGATAAAATCAAACACATCCTCATACTTGAAGTCCGGTAGTTCGTTCTTACGGTAGCAGTTGTTTAACAACCCCGCGTGAACGATGTCCACAATGAATTTCAGGTTATAGAACCCATCTCCTGCCTGTTCGACAAAAGCCAGCGCACCGCCAATCTTTTCAAAGGCGAGTGCGCCGAATTTCAGGCCGCGCTTACGGCCAAGTATCTCGATTTCTATGTAGCCGTTCATGGTTAGTTGGTTTGTTGTTATGCAGGTACAGTGTCAACTGTTCCGGTGATCTCCCATGTTGCGCTGAAATTGGCCGTTTCTTCGGTCGCCCAGTTCAGTGATACGTTAGAGATAATCGCGGTTCCCTGGATGAAGAAGTTTGTACCTGTTCCTGCAGGGTCTTCCACCTTCACAGATACAGCAGTACCCGCAACCGCTACAGCAAGGATTTCCTCGAAGGATACCTCACTAGCACCCGGAGCAGTCTCGATAACGAACTCCCCTGAGATTGTAACCTCCGGTACACCCGCAGATACTTTAGATCCGCAGTTGGTTTGCGTCCTGTTGATAGGGGTGTTAATGTCTACAGTTCCAGATGTGCAACAAACCACCTTGTCATAGGTGGAACCACCGGTTAGATCGGTATAGATGTCTACCGTCCGGCCTTGTATTTCTGCCATGTTTTGCTATTTTAAGATTCCTGAATGCGAAAGGAGAGGCGCAAAACTTTGCGGAGAATTTTAGCAGTGTCTGTTTGAAGCATTGGTAAGTAGTTCGCTGATTCCCGGCGTAAATCAGTCAGGTTAAACCCTGCATCGAGCGTAATTCCGGTAGTGCCAATAGTAGGCAGTAGAATGTCTAAAATCTGGTCTGAAATGGACTCGGCAATTTCCTTAGTGACATAGGCTCCTGTTACGGTAACGATGTCGAGTAAAATAGTGCCTTCGTGAACAAAGCGAGCGTTATTTCTAGCGTCGTTTTCTGTCTGCGTGGAGAGTAGTATATATTGGGAGCTTGGGCCTTCTGTCGGGGCTTCATCAAATATAACAACTTCTGCGGAATTGTAGGTGATATTACCATCCAATGCCTGAAATATTGCTTTTCGTATAACCCCGCCTACATCTCTCATTTAAGCAAAGCCTTTTTTAAAGTTCTGAACTAATTCTTTTCTCTTTCTTAGGAACGGTTCAAAGAAGAATGGCCTGGCTGGCAAATTCACTTCTTTGATATCCTGACCCTTGAACTGAATAGCATAATCTTCAAGTCCTGCCGGTACGTTTACTAACCCTCCTGTTCCGAACTCAACATAGGGGGCATAGTCTTTCGTGTTGAATAACTCCCACTGTAACTCACTACCCCTGAAATCATTCCCTGCCCGGAGTGGACCGGTATCGACCGGTGTTTTCATCACCTGCTCCCCGTTCACTTCCTTTACAAATTCTTCCAGCTCGAACGCTACCCGCTCTTTAACCGCTTCGGGTTGTTTGCGGATACCTTTGAGTAGTTTATCCACCCCTTGCAGTTCAAACGAAAACTTACTCAATCGCTGAAAGGTTAAATTCGTAAATGTGTTTCTTGTTATCGATCAGCCTGTAACCTTGTATCCTCCAAAACTTATCTAATGCGATTATCCTGGTCTCTGTGGTCATGTCATCGTTTAACTCCATCCTGAACCTGCAGTATAACCGAGCGTCTCTCGAAATAGCCGTCCTAGCCGCTTCCTGACCTCTTTCACCAAAGGTTTGCTTGATATAAGCCCAACACTCTAATAGCGTTGTCCATGTCTCTGTGCCGCCACCGCTTTGGTTCGGCGTGCGTACCGGGACCTCAAACCGTACCCTTTGGTCGAAGCTCGATATATCAGTAGTAGTCATAACAAATATGTCCGGTCAGGTATGCTTTTGCCATTGGTGCTATCTCTGTACTCAGTCTGTTGTCATATAGAAATAATGCCTGTGCCTTAATCGCCGTCTTGATCGTTTCGGGTACTTCACTCATGCCTGACTGGTAAGAGAAAATATATTTCCCTTCGCATAGGTTTTCGATCCTGTTCCCGAACTGCTCAAAACTATCTATCGCGTTACCGTCGCCGTCTGTTAGTGTCACCGCTCCGATAACCTCACCCATCGGTAAGGGAAAGTCGTCCTGGTCCACTTGCATCTTCACCACCAAGTCCCTGACTACTATATTCTGCCGGATGTGCTTTTCCACGATCTCCCTTGCAGTGAGTAAGAAGGATTCATCTAAAGCGTCCTCCACTACTTCCCACGGGTCTGATCCTGTCCATTCGTGTTTGGCGTAGTCCTTGAACTCCTGCAGGGTAACGGGTTCATCCGCTCCGGTTGCAACAGTTGATGCTATGTGAACGATTCGGTTCATTTCTTTTTCCTTACTTTCTCGGTGACATTCATTTTCTCCCCTACCTCTACTTTTTCTGCCTTCGGTACGATTTCTTCTTTTTCTGCCTTTGTAACCAGGTTAGGGTATTGCGCCGCCACTGATTCAGGGACTTCGTAACCCTTTGGATAGTTTTTATTATCAACCGAGAATGAAACTTTTGCTTTGAACATAGAGTTAAAAAATGGGTAGCCTTACGGGGCTACCCGGTTATCAATTACGCTGTTTCCAGTGCTGCGCGAGCGTCAGAGAAATCGCCATAAACCAGGCGGTCTGCGCGGTCTGCAACAATAGAGAGCCTTTCTTCAATAACGATAGTAACCATGTTCTTGATTGCGTCGTCTTCGTTCTGATCGTAGAAGCGAACAGATACACCGGCGCGCTGACCGATAGTTACCTTAGAGAAATCACCGATCAGGAACTTGTCAGAAGCGATCCTGTTGGTCGGGATCAAAGGAATACCGAACACGTTCGGGATTGCCACGTTAGGAGCGCCGAATACGTACTCACCGTTTGTGGTAGACGCTTTGGTGAGGATCATCTTCGCATAATCCGCGTGGTTACACAGCACGTAGTTTGCGGTAGTATTCAACCCTTTTAGTTGTGTCCAAGATGATACCAGTACATCGTAGTTGTTAGCCAGATCAATTCCAAGAGCCAGGGAAGCAGGAGAAGCATACGCAGTGCTATTGGTAGCAGTGGTCAAACCGGCGAAAAGGCCAGCAGCGCCCACCTGATTCAACAGCAGGTCATCTTCTTTGCTCATGAGTTCTTCAACACCGATAGTGCTGATTTCATTCTGCAACCAGGGAAGATCAGCGAGCATTTCTTCAGGGATCTTGAAGTAATGCGCGATCTTGGTTACAGGCTGGATCAACTTCACGTAATCGCGGTCTGATTGAGGCTTAGCGGCTGCGGCTGCTACAGCAGTAGGGCCACCTTCACCGGCTGCATCACGGATCACATACATTGCATCAGAAGCAATTGCCTGTACGTTCACGATGTTCCTAACGTGGAAGTTCTCGTAAGGCTTACGACCGATACCACCTACACGCTGCTCACCAGCCCATGTTTGCGTACCAGTGGTAGTGAGGTTACCGGAACCCATATTGCCTACAACTTTCAGTTCCAGGTTAATAGGCTGGCGGCTTTCTTTGTAATTCTGGATAGACGCTTTCTTTGCTTCGAACGCTTCACCGAGCGCATCTTTGAAGGATGGGCCTTCGCCTGAACCTGCACCGATCTTACCATTCTTTTTAAGAAGGTCAGTAGCCATCTGAACGGCCTTATCAGCTTCGTCCTTAGCTACTTTGATTTCTGCTTTCAGTTCGTCCTTTGCAGTAGAGAGGTCGGATTTAACTCCGTCAACCTGGTCTTTTACTGCTTTTTCAATGGCTTGTTTATTCTCGTCGCTTTTTGCGGCCATTGCATCGAGTTTCTTTATAACTTCTTCCATGTTAAATGCCCATTTTTTTAGTGAGTAGATGAGTGTATAGCAGGATACTCTGCTTCTCGTCCGGCTCAGTGGTGGGCTGTTTAACCTCCGGCTGAATGGTTTCGATTGAATCGAGGTATTCCAATTGTTTGATAAGTAGTTCAAATGTGCCATCCTCAAAAGAGCCATTTCTAAGCGCTTTATAGATGGTCTGTTTCTTCTCCTGTAGTTGTACAGGTGTAAGGGATTTAAGGCCCGTAGCGCGCGCCATTTCGTTCGCTCCCCAGGTTACGGAGGAACCTTCCCATAGTTTTAGTTCCAACAGTGCTGTATGATCGCTTTTGGTCTCTTTCTTTACCGTGTTGAACCCAATAGAATGTTCATTAATGATCCCTGCTTCGTATAGTTTAAGGGTGTCCTTGCCAAGAGAAGTATCAGCAAGTTTGCTCTCGAAGTAAAGGCCGTAGGTATCTTCTTTTAACAGGGAAGGTTTGCCGATTGGCTGAGAGGGGTTGTGCTGCCACAGGTGAACGATCCTGTTCTTTGCCTCAGGGCCGTTCTCTTTGATGGTCTTTAGGAATGCACCCGGCATGATCATATCGCCGTCGCTATCGATATTACCAAAGACGCTAAAGTATCCGGTAACTGTGCCGGTCTTTGCGTCTACGTCCTTAACTATAAGGCCGTCAGTAAAACCTTTATATTGTATATCCATCTCGCTGAATTGCTATGTAAACATTGCAGCGTTATTCAGCGTAGTTGTAAAGCGTCGTCTTATTGGGTTACCGTCAGCATCTTTGACGGTTTTGAATATCATGGTACACCTGCAATTGCAGGTTTCTTTTGCTGATCCATTCGGGTCACCGGGGAACGCTAGACCATTTGGAAAAGCATCGTCTAGTCCTGCCGGTTTGCCGTTTAGTACGATATGGTTTGCGGCGTCGGGAGAGAAACTAGGTTGAGGTCTTACCCTTCGGTCTCCTGCTGATACCCATATCTTGTTGGTCTCGAACTGGAACGATTGCGCCGCCTTCCATTTACCAAGATTCGCGGCCCTTCCGGTTTCTGTCCTAACAATTAATCTTGTCCTTGTTCTGGATAGTTCGACCGTTTCTTTTCTGATATAAGAAACGATCTTATCCACTCCCCATCCTTCCTGTTGCGCCCGTTCCATGATCTTCAGCACTATGTCCCTTGTGGTTCCGGTGATGGGTAGCACTGTTTTGTCGAACAGGTGCATCCTGAAATACTCGATGATCTCGCTTACCCACTGATCATTCACATTAAAACGTTTGATCCCGGCGTCTAATTCGCGGGTTTGCCAGCGGGCGAAATACCCGCCCGTTTCAATGTAAAGATTGCGGATCGTTAGCGCTAGTTCTTCAATAGGAAGAAAGGAATGGATGACTTCTCCTTTCTCAATCCGGTCAGCAAATTCAATGAACTGTTTTCTGATTGCCCTGTATATCTTCGGGGCGTGGCGTTTTTCATGCCTGATCCTCTGTTGCTCGTATATGCGCCATGCCTGGGAACTCATTCTATCCTTTTAGGCTCATTACCGTCTCGTTGGCTTTAATAACACCAGCGTCTTTAGGCTTCTTTTCCTTACCTTCCAGATAATCCACCGCTGCCCACCATGCGTCATGCCATGCTTTAAGGGCGGGTGTAGCATCTTCGGTAACTTCTATCTTCGGTATTCCAGTTTCTTCATGATAGCCTTTAACAGCATCGACAAAATTCTTAATGATTTGATACTCGCTCATTATGTAGAATTTAATATTCCAGGATTTGTTCAACAGTGAGAGCGTCTAAGCCAGCATTAAGTTTGCGTAAGAATCGGGAGCGTAGTATTTTCTTTTGGTTGCGCTTGGTCGCGCAGTCCGTAGCGTAGTAGGGAAAAACAGCGTCGAGTATGACATCAAAGATAGAAATTATTCCCATTATTCTTGAAAGTTCTAGAACTTTTACTTACTTTTACCTTGCATATTTTAAAAGGTTGGAAAAAATACAACTCCGAGCGGTATTTCTATACCGCTTTTTTCATTTAAAATAATCTAATCCATTCTTTTTAGCGGCCTCTGTCTCTGTATCTAAATCCGGTTCGATAGGTGTTGCCGCCTGATCTATCGGCATGAATCCAGACGGTATCCATATCATCTTCATCTCAGGTGTGCCTAACGGTTCGTCGTTGGTCATTACCCTTTTTTCGTCCGGTGTCTTCCACCATGCTTTTGCCGCTGCGTCGATCAGTTTCGCGTTAAGCTGTGCCATTTCCGGCAGTTCAGAGAAGTCAGTAATAACCACCATCCCACCACCAAAATCAGGCACTAAGCCCGTTCTTAGCTTACTATCAAGGCTTGCCATCATCGGCATCAGCCCGTTAGTAACATAGAAGATCATTGCCTGTTCTTTGTTCGCAAAGGTTGTTTCTGATTGGAATAGTTCAGGAGGCAGACCGTTAGCGTTACAAAGGGCTCTTA